TGCGTAACCTTAACGGCGCAGATATTAGCGTTAGTGACCATCCAGAGGTTATACAAAACCTTATGGACATAGCAGACCTAAATTATGACCCCGATAGGGAAACAGAAACAGAAGAGCAAGAAGCTCTAGAAGAACAGGAAGAATAATAATGGCATTTTTAGACAACAGAGTGTTTGACAATGGTTTAACCATACTAGACACAGAAGCAAACGTAGTTCACGTAACCTCAGCAGAAGCTACAACTTATGCGGAGGCTACATCTACACTAACACTAGGTAACTCTACCTCACTTTCCATTGCGGCTCCTTCGGATCGTACTGGTGGTGGACGTAAAGTCACTGTATCAGCTATCTCAGATGGCTCAATTACAGGTACAGGAACAGTTACTCACTACGCCCTAGTAGATACTAACAACTCACGTTTGTTAGCTACAGCGGCTCTCACAGCATCACAGTCAGTTACAAGCGGTAACACATTTACACTGGCTTCATTTGATATTGGTATCCCTGATCCATCTTAAGGAATAAACTATGGCACTTGTTATTAAAGATCGTGTAAAAGAAACAACTACTACAACTGGTACTGGGACTTACACACTAGCAGGTGCTGAAGTTGGTTTTCAATCTTTCTCTGCTATCGGTAATGGTAATACTACTTACTATGCTGTTACTGATGGTGGCGACTGGGAAGTTGGTATTGGCACGTACACTGCTTCTGGAACCACTTTAGCACGTACAACAATATTATCATCCTCTAACAGTGATAGTGCTGTTAGTTGGTCAACTGGAGAGAAGTTTGTATTTGTAACTCAACCTTCCTCTAAAGCATCTTTCTTGGATGCAAGCGGTAATTTTACACCTACAGGTAATATTGCCCTTGGTGCAGACGGTAGCACCAATGGGCTTCATATAAAGAATAAACTCTTTGTACTTGAAAACGGCTGGCCTACTAGCGCAACTGTGAGGATGTTAGGTTCTAGTGGGAAAAACTACATTCAAACAGGTACAAGCCTTAGTTCTAGCGATGCGCCTTTAGTAATTTCATCTATGAATGGCGGCACAGAGTATGCAAAGTTTGAATCTGGCGAAACAACTATTACTGGAGATATAACAGTAACAGGCACTGTAGATGGTCGTGATATAGCGACTGATGGAGCTACTCTAGATAACATAGAAACTGAAGTAGCGGCTCTTGCTAATGGTATGGTATATAAAGGCGACTGGGATGCTTCTGCTGGTAGTTTTCCATCGGGAGCGCAAACTGGTTGGTTCTATTATGTATCTGTAGCAGGTACTGTAGATAGCATTGCTTTTCATGTAGGCGATAATATAGTCGCTACTACAGATAACGCTTCTACTACTACTTTTGCTAACAACTGGTCTAAGCATGATAATACAGACGCAGTACAATCAGTAGTTGGATTAATAGGCTCTATAACTAAGAGTTCGCTTCTAACTGCTATAAATGTAGAAGACGGTGCAGATGTAACAGATACAACTAATGTAACAGCCGCTGGTGCTTTAATGGATAGTGAAGTTACTAACCTTGCACAAGTTAAAGCATTTGATAGCACAGATTATGCTACAGCCGCCCAAGGCACTACTGCTGATAATGCAGTACCTAAAGCTGGCGGAACAATGACAGGAACTCTATTTACTCCGACAGTAGATTTTGGTGACTGGACTATAACTGAAACTGGAGGTTCTTTATACTTCGCTTACAGTGGAACAAATAAATTCAAACTCGACAGTAGCGGAACATTGTCTGTAACTAATGACGTACAGACTGACCAAACAATAACATAAGCTAATAGTGAGTACACGAAGATGGCAGTAAAAATAAACGGCACTGAGGTAATTGACGACAGTAGAAACGTAGTAAACGTGGGCAATGTCGATGGTAGAGATGTATCTGTTGATGGGGCTAAACTAGATAACGTATCTGCTAATGCAGACGTTACTGCCACAGCTTTACCTACAGCATTGACAGGTTTGTCTACTAGCGCGTCTCCAGCGTCTGATGACCTTATTGTGTCGTATGATACTTCTGCGGGTACTTGGAAAAAAGCTACTGTTACAGCTACTGCTCTTCAAGGACAGAAGGGACAGAAAGGCGAAGTTGGAGCTACTGGATCTCAAGGTATTCAAGGTAATACTGGAGCAACTGGTAGTGCTGGGTCTAATGGATCTAAAGGACAAAAGGGTGAGGTCGGTGTAACTGGTAATACAGGATCGACTGGAGCTAAGGGTCAAAAAGGTGAAGTTGGAGTTACAGGTAATACTGGATCAACAGGCTCTACTGGAGCTAAAGGTCAGAAGGGCGAAATAGGTGTTACAGGAGCTACAGGTAGTGCTGGGTCTAATGGTTCTACTGGTCAGAAAGGTCAGAAGGGCGAGGTTGGCGCACAAGGTATCCAAGGTAATGCTGGTAATACAGGTTCGACTGGATCTCAAGGTCAAAAAGGACAAAAGGGCGAGATAGGTGCTACTGGAGGTACTGGTAGTACTGGACAGAAGGGTCAAAAGGGAGAAGTAGGAGCTACTGGTTCTACAGGCTCTACTGGAGGTACAGGTTCCCAAGGTATACAAGGACAAAAAGGTCAAAAAGGACAAACTGGCTCTACAGGAAGTACAGGGTCTACAGGCTCCCAAGGTCAGAAAGGCCAAAAGGGAGAAGTAGGAGCGCAAGGTAATACTGGTAATACTGGTAGTACAGGCTCCACTGGTAGTACTGGACAGAAGGGTCAAAAAGGACAAACTGGTTCTACTGGAGGTACAGGATCTACAGGATCGACTGGTCAAAAAGGACAGAAGGGTCAAACTGGGTCAACTGGATCTCAGGGAGCTACAGGTAATACTGGTTCTACTGGCGGTACTGGTCAAAAAGGACAGAAGGGTGAGATTGCTAGTGGTAGCATAGGGCAACTTTCTGATGTTACAGTTTCAACTTCTGACCCATCCGCTACCACTAACCCAAGTGCAACTGGCGCGGTTTGGATAAATAAAAGTTCTGGTGACACATACATTTGTACTAACAATTCTACTAATAATAACTTCTGGTTTAACGTAGGTAATGGGACAGATAATCAACAGGCGTTCTTTGCAACAGGCGGCACAATAACTACTCACAGTGTAAATGGTGTTAATTATAAAACTCATACGTTTACAAGTTCTGGTACTTTTACAGTAGGTGGTTCTGCTGGATCTTGTACTCTTCTATCAATCTCAGGCGGAGGCGGTGGTGGTAATGACATTGGCGGCGGCGGCGGTGCGGGGGGTGTTCTGACAGGCACTCAAACTCTCGGTATAGGTAGTTATAGTATAACTGTTGGCGGCGGAGGTTCAAAATCGTCTGGTAATGGTGCTACTGGTAATAGAGGTGGACAGTCAAACATAAGTGGTGCTTCAAGTATGCAACCGCAAGGCGGCGGCGGAGGAAGAAGTAGGTCTTCTGGTGGAGGTTCAAGTTCGGGTGGATCAGGCGGAGGTGGAGCTTATTCCAACACTGGAGGCGCGGCTGGTACATCGGGACAAGGTAACAACGGCGGTAATGGTAGCAGTGCTTACCAGAGTGGCGGCGGTGGTGGCGGCGGCTACGGAGCTGTTGGCGGTAGCGCAGGTACATATCCTGGGAACGGAGGGTCTGGTGCAAATCTCGACTTAAGGTTTACAGGTACATTTAGAGCTGGCGGGGGCGGCGGAGGTTCATTCCAAGGTCCATATAACGGTAGTGGAGGAAACGGCGGCGGAGGTTCTGGTGGTAACACAGCAGGGTCAGGTTCAACAAATACTGGCGGAGGTGGCGGAGGAATGTCATCAGGATACGGTGCAAACGGCGGTAATGGCGGTAGTGGTATAGTTCAAATTAGATACGTAACTGCATAGATAGGATTAAATAAATGGCACATTATGCTAAAGTTTTAGATGGTATAGTACTAGATGTTATTGTAGCAGAAGCTGAGTTCTTTGATACATATGTAGACAGTGGGGCTGGTGAGTGGATACAAACTAGCTATAATACTATAGGAGGAGTACACAACAATGGGGGTACTCCGCTTAGAAAAAACTATGCTTGTATAGATGGTATATACGATGAGGATAGGGATGCCTTTTATGAAAACCAACCTTACCCAAGTTGGACCTTAAACGAAGACACATGCTTTTGGGAACCGCCCTCTCCAAAACCAGAAGCTGAAGGTCAGACTTATGAGTGGAACGAGAGTAGTTTATCTTGGGATCGGGCATAACAATAGTATATCAAATATCACTTCACGGTTCAGCCTACGATGCTCGTAATAAGCAGTGGAGTGATATATACTCTGAGACTGGCTGTAAGCCCCGTACAGGCTGGTTAGACCCTATCCATAATAGATCAGTACTAAAAGGTGAGTTTGGATGCTCAGTGAGCCATTTAAGGGTCTGGGAGAAGATTGCAAACAGTAACTCTAATGGTATTATACTAGAAGAGGATGCAGTCTACGATAGTATAGATACTGATAAGGTAAATAGACTTCTTAATTCCCACGATAGCGTCTGGTTAGGTTATAGACTGAATGACATGGGTTATTGGTATAACTGTCATGCTTATGCAATTACTCCTGATACAGCAAGATTATTAATACAAGACTTTAAGGATAACATCATCCCAGTTGATGAGTGGGTTCCCATGAAGCTAAAACATAAACATAATTACTTCTATGAAGAAGAGGTCGTTACTCAAATCCCAAGGTCAACCCGACCAAGTACCATAGAGGAAGAAGATAGTCCGATGATAGACTCTAGTAAGATTAATATAATAACCGTAGCTACAGACGAAACTAAAATGTGGCCACTATCACAGTCATGTAACAGACATCAAATTAATCTAGTTAACCTTGGAAAAGGTGATAGCTGGAAAAGTGAGATGGAAGGATACGATGGTCTAAGAAAAGTAGAACTAGTAAAGAACTTAGTCAAAGACTTAGCCAAAGATGAGATAGTGTTATTTGTTGATGGGTATGATACATTCTTCACTGAAGGTTACGAGACAATAGTACAAAGGTTTATAGACTTCGATGTAGATATATTGTTTGGAGCAGAACAAGAGTGCTGGCCTATAACAGATAATCACTTCTATAAAGAAAGCTGGATAGATGACGGAACACCATACAGGTATTTAAATAGTGGACTGTATATAGGATATGCAGGGGCAATAGATGAGTTCCTTAACTTACCAAGTACAGACGCTAAAGGTGATGATCAACTATACTGTCAAACTAGATACTTAAAACTAAAAGATGGTACAGTAGAAACAGAGTATGCAAACAAAGTAGGATTAGACTATGAAGCATACATATTTCAGAACCATGATACAAGCATAAAGATAGTAAACGGTCAACTTTGGAATGATAGAACTAATTGTTGTGGATGTATATATCACGGCAATGGAGGTAAGTCAGAGAAAGACTTCTTCTACAGCCTAGCAGAACAATTTGGCTATAGAAAACTATCCTCTCCCCTTACTAGCACGAATAGAGATTTAAGCTACAAAGAAGTAGCACAAGACTTGCTAGTTACAAAACTACTATCCGAAAGTGAGTGTAAGGACTTAATAGCTAAGTCTGATGCTCTAGGTGGTTGGGGTAATCTAGATGGAGACAAGTTTCCAGCACAAGAGATAAGACTTAAGAAGTTAGGTTTATGGAAACAATATGAAGCTCTATGGAGAGATAGATTATTTAAGATATGTGAGAAACATTGGAAGCCTGTAGAATACATGGGGTTACGTGATGCTTTTACTATGCGTTATGCTATGGATACACAGAAGTCTTTAGGTCTTCATACAGACGCATCTCTTATAACTGGTAGCGTTAAATTAAACGACAACTATGAAGGTGCTACACTTTATTTTCCGCGTCAGGACTTTACAAACCTAGATGTACCCGTTGGAAGTTGTATACTCTTCCCTAGTCAAGTTACTCATGGTCATTATGTCGATGAGCTAAGGTCTGGGGTTAAATACTCATTAACTATGTGGACATCCCGTTATGTGGGTGACGAAAACTAGGAGCAATAAATGTTTGGTACTAGCCCTTTTGCATCCTCTACCTTTGCAGGTATGGGTAGCGAAGAATATGAATTAACAGCTAGTGCCATTACTTCTGGTGCTGTAAGTGTATCTGATACTACGTTCCAAGAAGACGAGACTTTTGGTGCTTTATTTATAACTACAGGTCAACCAGTACTAGGACAACCTAGTAAGAATTCAGGTAAGACGCTTTCTACTGGAGACTTAGAAACTGATAGTCCTAGTATAGATACTGCATTACTACAAGAAGATGAGACTCTTGGTTCAGTGAGTATATCTACAGGAAACCCAGTGGTAGGTAATACTACTGCGTTAATTAGGTATGAATTAACTACAAATACAATTTCTACTGGTAATCCAGACCTAAACACTGCTTCTATAAATCAAGGTCATACATTAAATACAGGAGACTTAGATACTGGCGCAGTAGTCATTGATAACCTAGCTATGTCAGAAGAAGAAACTCTATCTGCTCTAGACATAATAACTTTGTTAAGCGTAGTTGATGATGCAGATATAACAGAAGGTAACATACTTTCTACTCCTAACTTAGATACAGGTAACACAGATCTACCTGCAATATCAATGTCAGAAGAAGAGACATTTTCTACTGGCGATATAGATACGGGCAATCCTACTATAGAAGAACCCTTGATAAACCAAGGACAGGTGTTAAACACAGCAGACCTTGAAACAGGAAACTTAGATTTACCTTCTGCTACAATGCAAGAAGATGAGACATTTACTGCTAGACCTATAACTGTAGATACACCAGAAACCCCCAGCGTCTTGATAACACAAGATCACATAGTATCTACCGCAAACCTAAATACTGCTCCTATATCCTTACCTTCTGCTACAATGCAAGAGGATGAGACATTTTCTACTGGAGAGTTAGTAACAGGCTCTCCTGATATTGATAACGCAACTATGTCAGAAGAAGAGACATTTTCTACTGGGGAGTTACTGACAGGATTACCAATCTTAGATAACCCTGTTATGGTATACAATGCGGCATTAACTTCTAACAACATAAACTCAGGAATACCAGAAGTAGGTAGAACTGTAATAATAGGGGATCATTATTTACTACTAGATAATGTTGTAAGTGGAATACCTATACTTGGTGAACCTTTCTACAACCCAGCTTTAGCTAGAGTAGTTAATATAGGCAATAGACGTATAGGTAGTAGAGTTGAGATAGATAATAGTAACAACATTAAGTTCGGTTAAACGAGAAGGTTAAGATAGTCTAATGGCTTTTAGAATTAAAACAAATGATACTAGCCCTAAGTTGGCAGTAACCCTAGAAGATGCAAACGGTAGTGCAATAAATATATCAGGTAATAATGGCGTTAGGTTTCACATGAAAGCGTTTGGAGCAACAACCCTTAAAGTAGATGCTCCTATGACAGTTACAAATGCAACAGGAGGTGTAGTGCAGTATCCTTGGGTGGGCGCAGACACTGACACAGCTGGTACTTACTATGGTGAAGTAGAAGTTACATATGCTGATAACACAGTAGAGACATTTCCTAACAATGGTTACTTCACTGTTATTATTAAAGAGGACTTAGATTAATGGCTAAAGTAGGTGATAG